CCACCTGGACAGATGAAAGCAAAAAAGCCAAATCTGTGCTGATGGCTAATACCTGGATGAATGGACTTAACCTGAAACTGCCGTGCGATAAGGCAACTCACGAAACCATTATTCCTGACGATGTGAAACAGGCCGGCGCCTATGCGGCGCTGTCGGCGGCAAATGGCGGGCTGTATCAGCAGAAAACTGATTCGGGGGTGTTACTGAGTAAGAGCGTTGATGCTGACGACGTTTCTGTTTCCAAAACGTTCGCAGAACTCGCTACCAACAGCTCTGCATTGCTTGATTCTGACCTGCAGCTGGCTCTGGCCATGCTTAAGCCATACGGTGTAAATCAGTCGCAGGTGCGGCTGGTAAGGGGGTAACATGCGAAATCCGGATGTGCATTATGCCGGTGACGGGCTCGGTCCTCGCGATGTGTTTGTGAATGGAAACCCGATCAGACATGTTGTTTACGCAAACCAGGCAAAGGGTATTGTAGAGTTTTCTCCTCTCCCGGGGCGGGTTAAGCGTAATGGCGAAATTTATACCCGCAAACTCCGCGGTACAGTGATCGTTAAACCTCAGCAGCGTATTGGTGGGTGCAATGGGCATTCGTGACGAGCTGCAAACCGAAGTCGCCGCGGCATTCGATACCGACCTGCAGGATGCCGTTAAGGATTTCACTGGGTCATACACCGTTCGGGGTGCCTGGGATCCGGTGACGGAAACCGGCACTGAAACGAAGGTGACTTACTCGGGGCGTGGAGTGCTGGCGCGCTATAAATTGCGCCGTATCGATGGCGTTAACATTCTGCATGGTGATGTGAAGCTAACCGCCCTGGTTAACGAGGTGACTGATAAGCCGGCCGTCGGGCATATCATCACCGCACCGGATCCGATTACGGGTGAGCTTCAGCGTTACGAGGTCATCACCGCTTCTGCCGACTCTGCTGGCGCTGCGTACTCCATTCAACTGCGGAGAGCGTGATATGGCTAAGGGCTGGAACATTGACCCGGCGGCATTCGCCGGGCTGGTGGAAGACGATGTGAGGTTACGGCAGAGAACCATCGCCATTCAGCTGCTGAATGAAATCGTTCAGCGATCGCCTGTAGGAAACCCGGAGCTGTGGGCCATCAACGCGACCGCGGTTCAGTACAACAAAGCTGTTGGGGAATGGAACGAATCTCTTTATGCCGATCCTGCCAACCTGACAAAGACAGGCCGTCTCAGAAAGAAAGTCCGTGTTAATGACAGCATGGATATCAGGCGGCCGGCTGAGTATCGAGCAGGAACCTTCAGGGCATCGCATTTTGTCAGCATCGGCGAACCTAATCATTCCGTCCCGACCGAACCGGATCCGCGCGGGACAATGACGTTTCTTAATGGCAAAAATATCATTGACCAGGCGCCAGCCTACTCGGTGATTTACATCCAGTCGAACCTGCCTTACTCCGTGCCTCTGGAGAATGGCCACTCAACGCAAGCGCCGACAGGCGTCTATGCCGTCTCGTTTAATGGTGTGATTCAGGCCCACAAATGACCCTCACAGAAATCAGAAACGCTGTCATTACACGAATGACGGCGCAGACCGCTATTGCCGCTGAGGACGTGCGTTATTCAAATGACAGTCGCGGCACATACGACCCAACAGGCAAAGCCATTTGGGCGAGATTAACGAATGTTACTGGTGTTGCCGGAGCAAATGAGATCGGCGCTGGCCCGGTGGTTCATCGAACAGGTGTCCTTATTGTTCAACTCTTTGTTCCCGTCAATGACGGAACCGTACTCATCACCGAAACAGCCGACAAAATCCGGGAGCTATTCGAATTTCAGGATGACGGCCGACTGAGCTATTTCGCGGTTTCCTGCTATGACGCGGGAGAGGCTGACGGCTGGTATCAGATCAATTTAAACATCCCATATCGCGCTCTGTAGCGCACAATTAACAGGAGGCTCCTGTGAGCTCAGGTGCAAAAGTAGTAGCCGCGTTTATTCGCGAGACAACGCCAGGAATCACGCCTACAGCAGGGGCGTGGAACCTGCTACGTCGTTCTTCATTTGGTCTGAAACCAACGCAGAACACCAACGACAATGACGAAATCGCTGGTGACCGCATGGCGCAGGGTGTTTCACGCGGCACAGTGGATGTCGGCGGCGATGTCGGCACGCGGTTTCGCTGGAACCAGCATGATGATTTTCTTGCCAGCTGTTTCGGTGCCGAATGGCTAAATAACGTGCTGACGATGGGTAACGGTCGCATTACGTTCTCCGTGGCGACTTTTGCCAGTGATGTGGGGATCGCCCAGATTGCCCGCGGTTGCCAGGTTGGCACCTTCCAGATGGAAATCCCGGCCGATGGTGATATCACTGCAACCATTACGTTTGCAGGGCTGGACTGGGAGACGAAGGGGGACGATACCAGCTTTTTCACCACGCCAGTGGATTTAGCGGGGGCGCTGCGTTACTCCTTCAAAGAGGTCACAAACATCCGGCTAAATGGTGTTGATGGCGGGACAGGCTTCTGCGTCGACACCTTTAACATTCAGTTCAACAACAATATGCAGACTCAGCGCTGCATCGGTACCGGTTCGGCGTTCGCCGGCGCAAACATTCCGACAACCTTTACCCCGTCAGGTCAAATCACGCTGTCATGGTCAAAGGCAGCCTGGGAGGTTTACAAAAAAACGTTCACCGGCGAAACGGTACCATTTAGCTTCTCCCTGGAGAATGCTGAAGGTTCCTATACCTTCGATTTCCCGGAAGTGCAGATCTCCGGCGACTGGCCGGATGCGGGGAGCACTGACATTGTTCAGGTTCAACTGGATATCACCGCGGCCAATACTCCGCCAACTATTACCCGCGTTCCTGCCACTAATGGCGGTGGTGATTAAAATTGGCCCTCTTTGGAGGGTTTTTTTATGGAGTTTTTTATGCTGATTGTTACCCCGAAAATTGATTTAAATGGCGAGCGCTGGTTTTATCCCTACAAAAAGCCAGAAGGCAGCAAAAAGGAATTCTCGCCGGAAGAAGAATCGCTGTTCAAACTTCGCCTGCTGGTGGCCAGCAGCGAGAATCCGCAATATCGCTCTCGTAACGCGCTGGTGCGCCGCCACATCGATAAGATGGACGCAGGTTATAAGGTGGGGACAACGGATTTTAATCTCGCCAGCGTGGACGATATAGACTCTGTTGATGACCTGCTGATCGATAACGCCGCTCGGTTCCTGCTGAAAGGCTGGGAGGGAGTAGGTAAGTTAGTCGACGGCATAGAGGTTGCTCTCGACTACACCCCCGAACTTGGGGCTGCCATGCTGAAACAGCACCCGGCGCTATACTGGCTGATACTGGCTGAGGCGGCAAACATTGCTCAGGGTAAGGAGCAGCAGACTCAGGAAACCGTAAAAAAGCCATAGAGGCCCAAAAGTGGCTAAAGGATTTCGCTGGCGAGCAGGGCGAGAAAGCAAAGTGGCGCAGGGAGAAGCTAAATCTCCCACCCATTCCAGAGCCTGAAATCGATGCGGTCACTGGGGAGATCCTCAACGCTTACGCCATGATATCGCGCGGCAGGAAGTATGCCGGCATGGCCGGAGTGCCGCTCCCTCTATCCCTGAACGATATTGAGCTTTACCTGGCATCACGCACCATCCTGATCGACCGCATTGAGTTTGATGCAGCGATACTGGCTCTTGATGATGTCTGGAGGGCAGGGTGGGCAGAGGCGCATAAGAGGGCTAGTAATAAAAAATGAGCCTCGGCATTTTCCAGTGACGGTAAGTAAACTGCAGCGTTATAAAGTGAAAGATACTAACATGGACTTCCGAGCTACTGACTTCTTCATGGCGTACCACAATGATTATGGCTTCACGTGCGAAGTTCATTCAGCCGTGACTGCAGCACAATTTGTAGGCAGTTTCAGGTTGACTAATCTGAACCAAAGTACATAGAATTCTAGACCCACGTGATAAAGGCGAAAGTTGGAATGGCTGCAGGCATACCAAAGGAAAAATCTGTTGAGTACATTGAGATGTTCGCAGAAATGCTCAGCACTGGGGCAACTCTCGACGATATCTCATATCGTCGATTTCTGCGTGAAATTGAACAGATTACATCTCCTTTTTCTGCAACCGCCTTGGGGTTGTTATATGCAGTAGCAGGCAAATTCGAAAAATCAAATGCTGCTTTCGTAGAAGCAAGTAAAGAGTACGATGATGTTTCTATACCTTACAATCATTTAGTAACTCTACGCTTAACTTGGCAGGACCACTTACTGAAAGATAGCTCATATGAATATGCGGATCGATATGAGTCAAAAAGACTGACATCTCTCGCGTTTTCTTATGCTTACCGATTCGGAGATCGAGATGGTCTTGTCCGCTATATGGACCGTCATATCAGGCTGCTATCCAATGAGGAGGGCAGGGAATTGGCTGAAAAACATAAAGAAGAATTGCTTTTAGAGTTAGATGACGCTTACTGCTCTTCAGGTTGTACGCAACAACAATTTGAAACACTAGCCTTGATTATAGGACGCATAGCAAAAGAATTTAATGCTGAGTTAGGGTTGGTTGAGGTGAGTAGAAGAGGCAATTGTTGCTATGTTGCCGATATTAAAAACAAAGACCCTAGAACGATTGCAGAAATGAATTATGCCTTGGCAGAAGCTGTTTGTGATGAGCCACTGCTTGATGATTGTAACCTTATTGGCCGATTCTCTCCTCAACGAGAGCTACACGTGGGAATGACCTATGTCTATCAACAGTGAGGATTTCATTAGTTCGGCAAAATTCTGCCTCAGCCATGAAAATGAAGTGGGTTACAGAAGTTGCATATCTCGTGCATACTATGGGATGTTTCACGAGGCTATGGCTTCTCTTACAAATGTCCCTGCTTTTAGTAGCAATCACCATGGCAATCTCATTGGCTATATGACGAATGCTGCAGAATGCAAATCTGAACCTTATGACAAGCGCAAGTTGAAGGCTATGGGTTATAACTTAAAACAAATGCGAGACTCAAGAAATGAAGCGGACTATCACATTACTGAAATCACAATAACTAAGGAAATTGCTGATGCCGCGATTTTCTCAGCCGAATTGTTTTTTAGTAAATGGACAGCACTAAAAGAAGTTAAAGCATCATAATTGACGTGACTGCGTTTTACCCGCCTCCGGCGGGTTTTTGCTTTTCTATTGCTTGTCATTTTCCAAATAATACGGATAATCCTGCAGTCGTCGCGGTTTGCACCACTGTTTTAAGAGCCTCAGTTGATAGTTCGCCGAGTGTGGATTTAGCCTTTTCCTTTTGCTCGTCGTTCATGTTGGACATTGCAATAAGGTCTTCGAGGACTACGATGGCTTCTCGATGGAATTTGATGGTTTGAACGTTCAATATTGCACTAAGCCCACCATCATCCCGAATAAAGTCAATTCCTTTATTCGTTATTTTAGTGTTATCGAGCATAACAATATAAGATCCGGACATGACTTGCTCTAAATGACAGTCTATCAACTCATGGTCACGAAGGTAGATAAGGTTTGCTACTAGGTTATCCTCGCTACCAAATGCTGATTTATAGTGACCTTCTCGCTCATGGTTAATACCATACGGTGATGTTTCATATAGTTCTTTCAGCAGTTCACGCTGTACATTTCTGTCGAACTTATCCATGGTAATTCCTTTGTTGGGGTTTACTCTCTAAGTTACACTGATACAGACGGGGCGAACATCCTGATAAACGATCAGGTGATTTTACCACATACGAGTATCGCTGTTACTCTGAGTGCAAGTATTCATTATGGAGATATGGATGTGAAGATTATCGGATATATAGCTATCGCGATTGGCATTATCTTCGCTGTGTCAGCATTGTTTATGGATGTGACAGTGGCTGCTGGTGATGGCTACAGAGTTAACAATCTTGGTTTAATGTCTTCACGACAAAATTACATGATATTTGGCGGGTTCGTAGCGATTGCAGGAGTCATCATTGCTTTGGTCGGTGAGAAGTTCAAACCATCCGCAAACTCAGTCAAATGTCCATACTGCGCAGAATTAATAAGCGCTGAAGCGGTGAAGTGCAAGCATTGCGGGAGCGACGTTACCCCTTCGAAGACAATAGTTAGCGCTGACGATACTGAGGCCAGTGATAGGTTGGCTGACGTCAATGTAAAGTTGATCGCAAGGTTTGTGCTGGCGGTCTTTGCGGCGATTATCGGCGCAATAATTTTTCACCGTCAATGAATTAAAAGCGTAACAGTTTCAAAAGCTCTAACCTCGCTTCGGCGGGGTTTTTTATTGCCCGGAGAAAGGTAAATGACTGAACAAACATCCCGCCTTGCGATCGTTCTTGATAGCTCCGGGGCAGAGAAGCAGGCTGATAGTCTAACAGTTGCGCTTGATAAAATGACTCAGTCCGGGGATAAGGCTGTGGCCACCATCACCAAAGTTTCCCGCGCTACCGATGAGGAAAAAGAAGCCCTCAATAAATTGCGTGCAGCCATTGATCCGGTTGGTGCTGCAATTGATACCGTGGGACGTCGCTATAGTGAGCTGAAAAAATACTTCGATAAAGGGCTGATTGACGAGGAAGAGTTTCGTTCGCTGTCTAAGATGCTGAATGACACCACTGAGGAACTAAGTGGTGTTGCACAAGCTCAACGAGAAGCAGAGAAGGCCAGCAAACTGGCTGCTGTGCAGCAGGAGGCGCAGGCTGATGCATTCCAGAGAATGCTCGATAAAATCGACCCTCTGGCAGCTGCTCTTCGCAATCTTGAACAACAACAAAGTGAACTGAATACTGCCTTTAAATCGGGCGCAATTAATACTTCCCAATATGATGCATACAGCAAAAAACTGCAGGAGACTCGTCGGGAAGTAACCGGCGAAGCACAAGCCGAGCGCGAGGCTGTAAAAGCACATGATGAGCAGGTAACCGCGCTGCGTCGTCTTGAAGCCCAAATAGATCCCGTAGGTGAAGCATTCCGTCGCCTTAACGAGCAGCAGCGCCAGCTGGATACAGCTAAAACATCCGGGATGCTGTCGCCCCTGGCTTACGATCGCCTCAACAGTAAACTTGCAGAATCCCGCGATGCTCTGGAGAAAACCCAGGCGCAATTGGGTAAAACAAGCCAATCTGCAGCTCAGACTGCCAACGCTATGCGCATGATCCCTGCTCAGATGACCGATATCGTTGTCGGTCTTTCTACCGGGCAGTCACCGTTTATGGTTCTTATGCAGCAGGGCGGTCAGCTCAAAGATATGTTTGGCGGCATTGGGCCAGCGATTAAGGGCGTTGGCACATATGTCATGGGTCTGGTTAATCCCTATAGCGTAGCAGCTGCTTCAGTTGGGTTGCTAACTTATGCCGTCTATCAGAACCGACAGGAAATTGATGCTGCGACAAAAATAGCCACAACGTCTCTTGGCGCTAACGGAGATGCTGCAGAACGGCTGGCGCTTAATATGGTTGCCATATCTGACAAGACTGGTCAGGCGATTGATGAAGTCAGTAGTATGTTTATAACGACTAATGACGGTGCGAGCGAAGCAATAAATAAGCTTATCGACGTTGGTTTTAGTTATGACGAGGCAAGGACAAAGGTAGCCCAATACAAGGACTCTGCTAATTTCACCGCCTTGAATGCTGATATTGATAAGCATCGACGGGAGATCCTGAAAATAGGTGATTCGTGGACAGCTGCAGCTATTGAGGTCAAAAATTATTACACAGCAGCGGATAAGGGTAGGCAAAACGTAGCGCTTGGTGGCGCAATTGACCCTACGATGAGGTTTATCGGCCAGGCATTAGATCTGCAAACCACGATGAACACACTTACCATTGAAGGTAATAAGGCGGTAAAAAATTCCGTTGACTGGATTAATAAGGAGTATCTGGCGGCAGACAGGGTTGCCGGTGCAGAAGCTCGGTTAAAGGAGGCAAGAGCACAGTCCAGAAAAATTGCTTTCTCAGGAAATAAAGAAGCAATCGAACAGGCCAATGCGCTAATTGCTGTAAGAGAAAAGGAACTAGAGCAGGCCAAAAAAGCTGGGCAGCCTAAGACCCACAAAGAAAAAGCCTATACAGAGGACGCAGCAACCCGGCTGCTTGATCAGATAAACCAGCAGACTGCTGCCATGCAGTCCCAGCTGGATGCCAGTGACAAGCTTAATAGCGCGACACAGGCTCGTATCAAGTTCGAGCAGCAGATTGCTGACCTCAAATCTAAAACGCAGCTCACAGCCGACCAGAAGTCGATCCTTTCCCGTTCAGATGAAATCCTCCAGGCATATAAGCAGCAGGAGGCACTGCAAAATTCCGTCAAAACCCTGGACGATTACCGGAAGATGCAGGAACAGGTAAAGACGAAGGATGAGCGGACCAACGATCTGCTTAAAACCCGTCTTGAACTGCTGGAGAAGGCCAAAGCAACCGGGCAACTAAAACCCGGTGAATATGAAAAAACGCGGGCAGATATTTATCAAAACACCGATATGCAACTGCCCTCGACGGTTCGTAATGTTGTAGGAAACCTGACACCCACAGGAGGGCGACTCTCAGGAACTTTTGAGGGGATGCAGGGGCAAATCAACGAATATGGACAGGCTCAGCAAGAGCTCCAGCGCTGGCTGGCAGCTCAGGAGGAAGCTTATGCGAAGGCCGGTGAAATAACTGCCGAGGGTGAGGCCAGAATGACCTCTATTCGTCAGCGTGCAGCCGATGCAAATCAGGTCATAGAGGCTCAGAAAAACACCATCATATCTGCGGCCACGCAGTCCTTGTTTGATAGCACCGCTGAAATCATGCGAACGGGGTTTGGTGAGCAATCGGCAATCTACAAGGTCGCTTTTGCTGCGAGCAAGGCATTCGCTATCGCGGACTCAATGGTGAAAATCCAGCAGGCTATAGCAAGCGGTGCAGTTAGCGCGCCTTATCCGGCCAACATCATCGCTATGGCCTCAATCGCTGCGCAGACAGCCAGTATCGTCTCAAATATCCAGGCTGTTTCAGGTGTTGGCTTCGCCTCCGGCGGTTACACAGGCCCCGGTGGTAAGTATCAGCCAGCGGGTATTGTTCACAAAGGAGAGTACGTCTTCGACCAGGCATCAACGAACCGGATCGGCGTGTCTCAGCTTGAGGCACTTCGAAATGGCCAACCGCTTGATGCAACTCTGGGGCGTACAGGGTTTGGTACTGGTGTTCAGAACGTTAACAGCGATAACCGTAGGCAAACAACTGTACACGCGCCGATTAATCAGGAGTTTCATCTCCAGGGTATTACTCCGGAGCAGTTGAGCGCTACACTCAATCAGAATAATCGACAGCTTTCCAGGCAGTTAAAAGGTGAACTCACAAAGGAGGTTACCATGCCACAAGGAGCTTTTGGCAACGCTCTAAAAGGAAACTATACACGACACGGTCCTAGGTAAGCTAAACTGCATTAGCTGAGACTTGATTAGGTAGGTAAGTCTAACAGTCTGAGTAGGTGCAAGAAAACACAAGGATCTTATTAATGGAAGCGTTGTTAACATTTACATTTAAAGACTTCATAGCTTTTATGACTCCTCTTTTTATTGGCGGGCTTATCTTCAATAGGAGACGTAAACGTAAGGAGGTCCGAGTGAAGTTTTCATTTCTTTGGCTTGTTTTGATAGTCGGTGGAATTCTTGAAATATACGATGATATCTACACAACTTATTCCTATAGGCATAATCACTTATATAATAATGATACGCTTACAACCGTGTTTAACTATGATTTTGCAAAAATTGTTTTTTGTGGGGTTTTGATCTTTGTTTCTATTGCGCTTCTTCTTCAGGAGTTGCTTTTAAACAAGCAGTCACATTGACGTATATTTCCTGTCGGCACGTCGCCCTTTTTTATTTTGATATGGGGCTGTGCCGAAACAATGTAAGCTCACATTAAAGTCAATAAAATTAATATATTGATAATGCTGTTTTTTCTGATTTCTTTTAGCTCTTAAGATGAGCTGATAAATATATCGCCTTGTGTGTTTGTGTCGATTCAATAAGATTTTTATCTTCGTTAATCTGAACCAAAAAAATCAGAGATTTCTTCGATTCCATCGTGCTTTATTCTGAAATGAATATCCTCCTGAGGTTAATGGTGAAATTTTATTCGAGATACTTTACCGGGAGACTGCATGACTGATATCAACTACCCACATGACAGCCTCCCTATGCCATTACAGGAAGGATACGGATTCCAGCCTGTAAGCCCGTTAAAACGTACCCAGTTAATCACCGGCCGCGCGCGGCAAAGGCGAGCTTATACGTCCACGCCGACGCAGGCCAGCATCACCTGGTTTATGGAAACCGATGCGCAGGGACTGGCGTTTGAGTCCTGGTTCCGTGATGCGTTATCTGACGGGGCTGCATGGTTCATGATGAAGCTGCAGACGCCGGCAGGCATTAAGTTTTACAAATGCCGCTTCACAGATATATATCAGGGACCGGTGCTGGTGGCCCCGATTTACTGGAAGTACACGGCGACGCTTGAGTTATGGGAACGCCCCCTTGCTCCTGCCCCATGGGGTAATTACCCGGAATGGATCGTCGGCAGCTCACTGCTGGATATTGCGCTGAATAAGGAGTGGCCCAAGGCTTGATTAAAACCGTTTCACCTTCATAATCACTTGTGTCGATTTGTGGGAAAGTCCTTCATGCCGCTCCGTAGCCGGAGCGTGAAATAAAGCGCGGAATAGCGATCCTGCCGGTGAGGGTACACCCACATTCGACACCAATTTTTAAGGTCACCTTCGGGTGGCCTTTTTTATTGGGTAAAAATCATGACAAGACTCAACCGCCTCTACGCCAGCAGCGGACCGGAGGTGATCTTTGAAACGCTGCAGATCACCATTGGCTCTGATGTTCACTACCTTTGCCAGGGTTACGACAACATCACGGCAACGACGGAGAACGGCGATACCGTAACGTTTACCGCCTGTACGATAGACATTGCGCTGCCGGCGCGCAATGCGGACGGCACGCAGGACCTCAAATTTGCCTTGTGCAATATCGATGGTGTTGTGTCCACGGCGATCCGCTATGCGCTGGCTAACCGTCTGTCTGCATTGCTGACGTACCGGCGTTATATTTCCACGGATTTAGCGGCCCCTGCGGAAGTGCCGTATACGCTGAAAATCAAGTCTGGTTACTGGACGGCGACAGAGGCGCAGATTACCGCGGGTTATATGAATATCCTTGATACAGCCTGGCCACGTTACCGCTACACGCTACCTGTATTCCCCGGACTGCGTTATATCAGCTAAGGAATCCCAATGTTCAACCCTGATAAATACCGTTCTGTTAAATGGCAGAAGGGCGGTAGAGCCTACCCGCTACTTGACTGTTTCGGCATTGTGAACGAGATACGCCGCGATCTGAATTTACCCGTCTGGCCCGATTTTGCCGGGGTCACCAAAGACGACGGCGGCCTCGACCGGGAAGCGCGCCGGATGATGCTTACCCTTGAACGCTGCGAACCCTGCGAAGGGGCCGGGGTGGCCTGTTATTCGGGGTCGACCGTCACCCACGTAGGGATCGTGGTCAGTATCGGTGGTCTGTTGCATGTGGCGGAATGCAACCCGGGTACGAACGTCACCTTTCTGCCGTTGCCGCGGTTTAAGCGGCGATTTGTCAAAGTGGAGTTCTGGCAATGACCATTCGTTTTTACCCGTCCCGGCTTCCCGGTGAACCACTCGAAACGCATGAGCATGGTGTAACCAGCATTCGCAGCTGGCTGGTGGCAAATGTTGAAGGCTACGAGGATCGGGATGTCCCACCGCTGACCGTTGAGGTTGAGGGGCTGTTAATTCCGCCAGGCGAGTGGGCTAAGTGTGTGATTCGCCCTGATAGTGATGTCAGGCTTTATCCGGTTCCCTTCGGGCTGGAGGCCGCCACAATCGCGTGGATCGGCGTCGGTATCTCCGTTGCCGCTGCAGCCTATTCGCTTTTTATGATGAGCAACATCGATACGGGCGGCTATACCTCATCCACAGGGCGGAGTCTCGACCTGAACCCGGCAAAGGCGAATACCGCAAAACTCGGTGATGCCATTCGTGAGGTATTTGGCCGGGTGCGTATCTACCCTGATTATGTGGTGCAGCCGGTTACCCGGTTTGATGCCGCCGATCCTACGAAAATGCGCGTCCAGATGCTGCTGTGTCTCGGTGTCGGTGATCTGATTTATACCAATGGCGATATCAGGGTTGGCAGTACGCCAGCTTCAACGCTACCGGGATTCAGCAGCACCCATTACCCGCCAGGCGCGGACGTTTCCGGTGATGAGCGCAGCGAAAACTGGGTCAACTCCACCGAAGTGGGCGGGACGTCATCCGGCACCGGGCTGGATATGGCCCAGACGTCGCCGGACGCAGACGACATTATCGCAGACAGCATGACCGTCTCCGGATCGAGCGTGACGTTTACGGGGCTGGATACGGATGATGATGACGATAATGACGAGAACGATAACGCACTGCCGCCCAGCTGGGTCGCTGGCTCCGTGGTCGAACTGAAAGCCCCGGCGAACTACCAGATCACCACGGCGGCCGGATACAGCGTTATCGCCAGCCCGCTGCTGACGGAGATCGCGCCGGTGGTTGGAATGCCGGTGACGCTGGGGTTTAACTCAGTCGATTACGATCTGTTTATCGCGTCATATACCCCCGGTCAGGCTGCAGTGCCCGGCACAGGGGGGAGTGCGGCAAAAATCCAGGCCAGTGCGGCCCCGACCACCTACGATTTTTCGACCAGCTCCAGCACGTTCACGATCACCTGGCAGGGGGTTACCTACCCGGTGTCGCTGGTGGCTAACTACGTCTCGATGTCGGGACTGCTGGCGGCCATCACCGAGGGGCTCACTGGCTCCGGCCTGGTTGCGCAGGACAACGGCGGCACCGTACTGATAACCGAGTCGGCCAGTCCGTTCGCGGGTGGGGAGATCACGTCCTCTTCGCTGCCTGCAGCTGTTTTCGGTGATGCCCCGGTTTACACCTCCGGCACGGCATCAACCGGCGGCAGCCCGGCGGTAACGGCGAATGTGACGCTTGCCTATAACAGTGCCACGGGAACGGCCTTTTCCGGCATGCCGGAGGGGGTGCAACGGCTTTCACTTGCCCACCGTGGCAACGAATATCAGATCATCTCGGCCGACGGCACAACGGCGACGGTGGCGCGCCTGGTTAATGGTGCCGTTGATGAGTCATGGCCGGGATTCACCGCCAGGACGATGATCGACTATGAGGCTACTGGCCTTAACGACACGCTGAGCTGGCTTGGGCCGTTCCTGGTTTGCCCTGAAAATGAAGTGGTGGATGCATTCGAGGTGAATTTCTCTTTCCCGAACGGTATTTGCGGCTTTGACAGTAAGGGCAAAAAACGTATCCGCCACGTTGAGTGGGAGATACAGTATCGCGTCTACGGTTCCGGATCGGGGTGGGTGAGTCACCAGGGCGAGTATGCGCTGAAAAACGTCAACGGGCTGGGTTTTACTGAGCGGATCACGCTCAGTTCTCCGGGGCTGGTGGAAGTTCGCTGTCGTCGGCGCAATGAGCAGGGCTCAAACAACGCCAGGGATTCGATGTACTGGCAGGCACTGCGCGGGCGACTGCTGACACGACCTTCATCCTATCCCGGCGTGTCGCTGATGGCGGTGACCGTCGAGACGGGAGGGAAGCTGGCGGCTCAGTCGGACCGCCGCGTAAACGTTGTGGCCACGCGGGCCTATGAAACCGGAACGGCCAGAACTATCTCGGGTGCTCTGCTGCATGTCGGTAACTCGCTGGGGCTGGAAATGGATGTTGACACCATCAACGCGCTGGAATCAGCGTACTGGACACCACGGGGCGAAAATTTCGATTTCGCCACCGGCGACAGTATCTCGGCGCTGGAAATGCTGCAGATGATTGCCAATGCCGGGAAATCCCGCTTCCTGTTAAGCGATGGCCTTGCGACGGTCAACCGCGAGGGGATTAAGCCCTGGACGGGGATCATAACGCCGCATGAGATGGTGGAGGAGCTGCAGAGCGGATTTACCGTGCCGTCCGACGATGATTTTGATGGTGTCGACGTGACGTACATCAACGGCGTCACCTGGTCAGAGGAGACTGTTAAATGTCGGACACCCGATAATCCCACGCCGGTGAAAATCGAGAACTACAAACTCGATGGGGTGCTCAATCAGGATCACGCCTACCAGATCGGCATGCGTCGCCTGATGAAGTATCTTCAGCAGCGGGTTACATACCAGACCACCACCGAGCTGGATGCGCTCTGCTACAACACAGGCGATCGCATCGTGCTCACGGATGATATTCCGGGTAACAACACGATTTCCTGTCTGGTGGAGGCGATGACAACGGCTGGTGGCGTGACAACCTTCACCGTTACGGAGCCGCTGGACTGGTCTTTCGAAAACCCCCGTGCGCTGATCCGCTATCAGGATGGTTCTGCATCCGGTCTGATGGTGGCGAGCAGAGTGGGGGATTATCAGTTGTCCGTTCCCCATCTGAGTGATTTTGATGACCCATTGAAGATTGACCAGACTTCACCAGCCATTGAGCCAGTCCGCCTGGTGTTCTGCGGCTCAACGCGTCATGTCTATGACGCCATTGTTGAGGAGATTGCCCCTCAATCAGACGGGACGTGTCAGGTTACCGCCAAAGAGTACCGCGCGTCCTTCTATGACTACGACAACGCCAGTTATCCCGGCAACGTTGCATAAAACTTGAATAACTTACCATAACCCGCTTCGGCGGGTTTTTTCGTTAATGAGGCGAGCATGACCACATATAAAACCGGTAACCCGCTGGGTTCGGCAGCTGTGAAGGATTTATTTGATAACGCTGAGAACCTGGATCATTTTGAAAACGATCGCAGTAATGAGACGTGGGAAAACCGGTTTGGGGTGCCGGGTAAAACCCGGTATGGGATGGAGCAGGAACATGATCGGCAGATTTCTAGCCAGGAAGCTCGTTTCCAGCAGTTCCTCTTGTCATCCGGCTACGTGTTCCTGGGTGATTACCTGGATGGCCCATTCCAGTTTAGTGCCCGTAACCAGTACATTCGCTATAACAACCAGTATTACCGCCTGAATGCTGCTACTGACGTCGGCTTTACGACCACCGGAACCGATGCAACCAGCTTTGCTAACGACGTTACTCACTTCGTTCTGATGGATGGTGATACGCTTCGCCAAAACCTGAGTTCAAGCGATGGGGCAAGCCTGATTGGTGGACTAGGGTTTCTGACTCCTGAAATGTTCAGTGAAAATATAACCCTCGATGATGATTTCTCATTTGCACTTCATCGCACCATTGAAGCCGCAAAAAACGGCCCGGTGAAATTAATAATATTGGGTTCCCTATATAAAATATCATCGTCTTTCGATATACCGGATGGGATTACAATCCGTGGCGGTGGGCCAGAAACAGGTGTTTATCTGGAAACAGCACCCGCTGAACCTATGCACATTATTTTTAATATGGCTTGCGTGGGGTCAAGGCTTGAAAACTTTGGTGTCTATTTCAACACGGGCGGTCAGGGGAGCATTTCAGCGGTTCAGGTATACGGCGTATTTCTCCAGGCAAACTCGAAAGACTGCACAATCAATGGACTGACCATAAATGGAAAGCCCGATGATACTATCATGGGCTTCAGCAATGGAATTCGCTGTACTGGTACCGGAAACAAAATTTTGTTTTGCGATATTCAGTATTGCTCCATGGGGATTACTCATCGTGGTGAAGATCTTCTGATAGACAATAATTACTGTAATAATCATTTTGTTGATGAGTTTTTACAGGACTGGTATCCAACTTCACCTTTCTGGGATGGGATTACCGGGGAGGGTTCTGTGCGCTGCACTATCAGCAACAACACATGCGAATGCAACGGTCAGTCTGGTATCTACCTTGGGGGTAACGGGTCGTACTCGCATTCAAATAAATACTTAAATAATACGGTCAGGCATAATTTCAACCGTGGCATTGATATTGGTGTGTCAGGAACACCCTCAGAAACTAATAATGTTAACGGGATTCAGGCATCCGGAAACTTATCTCAGGATAACCGTACCGTAGACTTGTGGATTTATGCATCCAGTGATGCAGTCATTGTTAATAATGTCTGTAAAAAAACCAGCGAATATGAAACTATTTTTGGTGCTTACTCCCTGAAGGAAAACCGGCAGGCTCTGGCTGCTGCGGGGTTCAACTGTAATATTCTGGGAAACAGGCTATATACTACTAAAAACGATAATTTTTCCTATTCAGCATCCGGAACTAACACTATCTTTGATGATACCAACTTTATCAATGACGGTGCATCTGGCTATATCCGTGAAGTGCTTTTCGCCCAGAAGTTCAAAAATTATAAAGGGGTTACAACGCCAGTTCTGAGGGCCGGTTCCAATAATATCAGCATGATTTCATCCAGCGTGGCTTACACGATTGATGATAACTCGATTATCTATGAAATTGACCTTCATCTGACAGCAAGTGGAGGGAACGGAAATTTATATATCGGGACTTTCAACCACCTGAACGGGCTTTTGCTTGAAAAACAAAGCGTGGAAGTGACTTACGTTTCAGGGATGAACAATAACTTTCTGCCCGGCAGCGAGCTTTTTGCTTACTTCCTCGCTGACGACCCGGCGCAGCTATGCATTGCCAGGCGGTACGGCTCTGACATTATCAGTGATATCCCTGCTTGCATCGGGACAGGAACGCGTATCCGGTTAATCGCAAAAGCGACGGTAAACACAACGACAAAGACAAACGACGCCACCGGAATCAGTCTGTTTGGCCATTCGTTTCTGTCGGAACAGGGTTTTGCAAACGGGGTTTCTGAATCTCTGGGCCTGCGGGCGTTTAACTATGCTCGCGGCGGTGCCAACTCCACAGAGACCGCGCTTGTTTTCGGCGCATACAAAAATTCCTACATGCCAGCAGGTGGGGTTATACCCGCCAGTGGCGCGGTTGAACTGTCCCCACAGGAAGAAGCTGTATGGAATGGCGGAGCGTGGGCCTACGTGACACTTGCCGGGGTAGAGGGCATCATCAACGCTACAAATGTTGGGGGAAATATGTCAAAAATCACATTCACCCGCTCATCTCCGGGTGAGGCTGTTTCTGTACCTTCTGCGGTACCCATGACTGTATTGTCCTGGGTTCGTCAGAACAGCTGGTCAACAAAATACCTGACTGACCACCCGACATTCAAAAATGACATAGTGATAATCCAGTGCATGCGAAACAACGCATCATGGGCTAAAGGTATCAGCGATGTGACCGCAATCGTCGATTCACTGGGTACAGGGAAATTCGTTATCCTGCCGGAATTCCCGTATTCGTATGAAACGACAGGAACGGCAGGAGCAACGACTGTGACAAATTATAATGCGAAACTCAAAGCGGCCTGGCCGAATAACTACTGTGAAATCGGCGGGGTGGATCTTCTGCAAAACTTTAAAAAACACCACAATCCTGATTATGCGCAGGATGTAACTGATATCGGAAACGGCATAACACCATCCTCCCTGCGTTATGACAACCTTCATCCGTCGCGTTATCGTCAGGCTAATGCATTATGGTCAGGTGTTCAGGTCAACGCAGATTTTGTAGCGCGATTCATAAAATCCAAAGGTTGGGCGTAAATGGAAGAAAACTATCTGTCAGAGGAAAATCTTGAGTATCGGCAGGAATCAGTAGCCATTGAAGAAAACAATGTTGAAATCAGCGACGCTGAAAAGCTTGCTGTTGATTTGGATATCCTACCTGGTTGATATGGTCGGGATTCCGACCTGAACCACACCTTACCCTCACACTACTCTACATAGTGATCCCCATGGGGGTAAGGCATGCGAATGAAGAATTTGCCGGATGTGGCGGCGGGAACGTCCTATATCACATCCACCGTCAGCGGCAGCTACTGGCTGCTGCAACTTCTCGATAAGGTAAGTCCCAGCCAGTGGGCGGCTATAGGCGTTCTGGCCAGTATTGTTTTTGGGCTGCTTACCTACCTCACCAATCTGTATTTCAAAATCAAAGACGACCGGCGGAAGGCACAGGACTATGAGCAACAAAGCTAAGTTCAGCGCCGCAATGCTGGCGGCCGCCGCCGGGTAATGACTCCTGATGTTGTGGATCGCTGCCGCCGGATGCTGGAGAACGGCGCAACCCGGCAGCAGGTAGCTGATGTAATAGGAGGGGGTGAAGACGATTTATAAATATTTCCCTGCTCAATGTAGCTAGTCGAATTGAGGCATCAATGCGTTACGTCTGTGCAGATCATTGATAGTCACTGCCAATATTGATCTGCTGCATACATGCATTTACTGTATTTATATACAGTAAATTTGATAGGGGGAAGTATGCCGCGTTTATACGAAATCGAGACAGCTTGCCGGAACGCAATAGATATCCTGCCTAACGGAAAGCGCATCCTCACCACCAGGCGATTTCTGCAGGAACTGGAGAGATATAACTGGCACTGGTCGCCACGGCAGGCTAATCAGTGGATAGAGGGTTACGTGACAACATTCCGCGACGTCTCAACTCAGGAAGGTGACGATCGCACGTTCCAGTTATACAACCCGAACGGAGGGCTGTAATCGTGGGTTTTCCATCGCCAGCGGCTGATTATGTAGAAGTACGTCTGACCGCCGATAAACTCTGCGGTACCGGACCAAACACTCGAATAGTAACGACAGATACTGGTTACGCTGTAGTCGATTTCTCCGTTAAACCAAAGCAAGGAGATACCGTTTTAATTCAATACGGCGGCGGCACTGATTTTGCAAAAATTATGGGCCGGGCATTTATTACACGAGACGGTGAAGCGCTGGAAGGTGAGGTCCTGGATGATGTTACAGTTGTCGGGGTAGTGACATTCGTCATCAATCGTACAGGGAGGGATGATGATTGTCCGGTATAGCGAACATAACCACCTTAGCTGCTAAACGGATCTGTGCCGAAGAACAATCCTGTAATGTATCCCATGCTGACGATTGAGCCACTACAGTGTAATATGCAGGCCAACATACGGACAGGTAGGTTTGCGATTGTGTCCACCGATGTGTCCATTAAATAGAAAACGATACGAAATAAGGTTAAAAAATCCTTATATATGAAGAATATAAGAAACTTTTCAATCATCGCTCACATCGACCACGGTAAGTCGACGCTGTCTGACCGTATCATCCAGATTTGCGGTGGCCTTTCTGATCGTGAAATGGAAGCCCAGGTTCTGGACTCCATGGATCTTGAGCGCGAACGCGGGATCACCATCAAGGCGCAGAGCGTCACCCTGGACTATAAGGCCAGCGACGGTGAGACCTACCAGCTGAACTTTATCGACACCCCGGGCCACGTAGACTTCTCTTATGAAGTTTCCCGTTCTCTTGCCGCGTGCGAAGGCGCGCTGCTGGTGGTAGACGCCGGGCAGGGGGTAGAAGCCCAGACCCTGGCCAACTGCTACACCGCCATGGAGATGGATCTCGAAGTGGTTCCGGTACTCAACAAGATCGACCTGCCTGCGGCCGACCCTGAGCGCGTAGCGGACGAGATTGAAGATATCGTCGGGATCGACGCTCACGACGCGGTGCGCTGCTCAGCGAAAACCGGCGTCGGCGTGACCGACGTGCTGGAGCGTCTGGTGCGCGATATCCCGCCGCCGGAAGGCGATCCGGACGCGCCGCTGCAGGCGCTGATTATCGACTCCTGGTTCGATAACTACCTCGGCGTGGTGTCGCTGGTGCGGATTAAAAACGGCACCATGCGCAAGGGCGACAAGATCAAGGTCATGAGCACCGGCCAGGTGTATAACGCTGATCGTCTGGGCATCTTCACCCCGAAACAGGTTGACCGTACCGAGCTGAAATGCGGCGAGGTAGGCTGGCTGGTCTGCGCGATCAAAGACATCCTCGGCGCGCCGGTGGGCGATACCCTGACCGCCGCCCGCAACCCGGCAGACAAAGCGCTGCCTGGCTTTAAGAAGGTGAAACCGCAGGTGTATGCCGGCCTGTTCCCGGTGAGCTCCGATGATTATGAAGCTTTCCGCGACGCGCTGGGCAAACTGAGCCTTAACGATGCCTCTCTGTTCTACGAGCCGGAAAGCTCTACCGCGCTGGGCTTCGGCTTCCGCTGCGGCTTCCTCGGCCTGCTGCACATGGAGATCATTCAGGA